GGACCTCGGCGCGCGCGCGGCTAACATATCGCGCACCCATTGGGGGAAGACCCAGCGTAATCGCAGCAGTGCCCGCGCTTGTGCGGGCCCAGGCTGGGCGGCATCATAGAGCTCAGCTGCATGGCGACACACGTGGAGCCGCAGAGATTCTTTGGGTTCCTTAATTCGGATGGGGCAGCCGCGCAGCTGCCCCAGATAATAATTCATATAAATCGCGCCCGTCTTCCCCGCGGCAACACGGCGGGTCCGGTGGCGCACTTCGGGCAACGTGAAGAGGCGCCGGATAAGCGCGCGATGGCGCGAGCGCAGTCGGCGCACCGCGGGGGCGAGCGCAGACAGGTCGCTCGGCTCCCAGCAGCTGTACGCGTCGCGGGTGAGCCAGGCAACCCATTGGAGATCGCCCATTTCTCTGGGGAGTGGGCGGTACGGCGTGAGTAATAAGAGCCGGCCGGTGTCAATCACCCAGTCAGCTGATGAGCGGGTGATCGTCACCTGCTGCGGGCACCATTGTTGCAGATGGGGGCGGTTCCCCTGCAACATACGCATGAAATATTTGACGTGCTCCCGGTGCCGCCGCCGCTTGCCGAGGCTCCGGAGTGCGCGTGCCACTCGCCCGAAATCGGGCGGTCGGATGGTCCCGCCGCCGAGTTCAGCCTGCAGCGTGGCTACCCACTGCTGTTCTTTGGGTGTCGCCTCCTCCCGAAAAACCTTGATATGGTCACGTATATCCATAGTGGGAAAATGACGTAACAAAAAGCGTCCTACCGGATTGCTCCGGTAGGACGTCCGGGCCTACCGTGTGTAGGCCATTGCCGGGGAGGCTTCGCGCTCCCCGTCCCCTTCAGCCGTCGCATCGTGCGGCTGAGGATCCTCGATGTCAAGCGGCGCCGGCTCGTCGTCCAGCGCCCTGTCATCGGTAAAGAGAATACGGCCTATGTGCATAGGCCTCCCTCCTGCGCGCCCGATCGCCTTGCCCCATTGCAAGGGAGATGGGCGCGCACCAAGAAGAGTAGCAAGTGGCGTGCCGCTGCGTAAGTGCTTGATATTTCAAGGGGTAGAAATGTGCGGTGTAGGGAAAATCATACAGCCCAAGATTAAACCCCCAAGAAATCGCGGGGTTAGGAGTGTACAAAATTGTCCATAGTGTGGCGCCGCCGACACACTGGGTTGTGTGGTATAATGGTAGTATGGTAGTATGGTATAGTAGTATAGTAGTATGGTAGTATGGTAGTATAGTCGCGCCGTCGTGTCGTGTGGGCGTGCGGTCGCCGGTGCCCGCATCCCCCACGGCGGGCTGGCACTCTTGCGTGCCCCGGGGAGTCGGGCCATAAACAGGTCAGGCTTAACCCTTCTACACTGCCAACCCCCCCTCCTAAAATTTCCGTGGAATCCCTTACAAAAAAACCCCCAGCTCCCAAAAAAAGCGGGGGCACTGCGTTGCAAACGGACCAGTTAATGCACCAAGTCCTGGCCACCCTGAACCCCGAAGGGCGGGGGAAGTACAAGAAGGAACTCGAGCGTTTTGCAGCCCTCCCTGAGGAGGAGAAGCACCAGACCCTCAAAACGACTTGGAAGGAAGTCGCCATGGTCGCCGCGAGTCGGGCAAAGCAGTTTGCCGCGACCTGCTCCCCTAAGGACTTCGGGCGCCTTTCCCAACTGATCATGAGCGGGGCCATCGCCATCGACAAGGCCTTCACGAAGCCAAAGGTCGAGGTGGTGGCACCTCCACCTCCACCCCCACCCCCACCCCCATCCCTACCCCCAACCCCACCTCCACCGCCACTGGTCTTCAACCTCTTTGGCTCGTTGGGGCAGCGGGCCGTCAGTGTGACCACTCCCGAAACCCCTCGAGTGGTCAATCCAAACCCCCAAGGAGCCCCCCATGGCACGATACCGAAAACTGGAGAACACCGTTGTAGTGGACACGACGGGACCGATGGACGCGAGGAACGCCATTGAGTACTGCGTTGAGTCTGCCTCCGCCCGCATTGTCGAGGCCCTGGAGGAACTCGAGGAAGCTATTGACTCCATTCTCCATGAGGAGTATAGTGAGTCCCTGCGCGAGGACCTCAATGACGATGACCTGGTGTAGCCCCATTCCCTGATGCCCACCCCTTTGCCCAGAGACCGCAGCCTCGTCGCCGCCCTGAACGAACTGGGTGAGCACGCCACCTGGCGCTGGGACCGTCTCCCCATGCAGGAGCGATTCCTTACCTCCCCCCTTACCTTCACCTGCTTCAGCGGGGGGTTTGGGACCGGCAAGACGACCGCCCTGTGCGCCAAAGTCATCCTCCTTCTCACCGCTGTGCCCAATAACCTCGGCTACCTGGGACGCCTCGACGGGAAAGCCCTTCGCCACTCCACCCTGCAAACCCTCCTTGACCTCCTTCCCAAGGCGTTCATCAAGAAGCACAACGAACAGCAAGGCCTCATTTACCTCACCCCGGACGTCGGTGGTTCCAAACTTGTCTACGGGGACTTCAAGGATATCAACGACTTGAAGAACATCCCCCTCGGCTTCTTCGCCATCGACCAAATGGAGGAAGTCCCTTACCAAGTCTGGGAGTACCTCGCCGGGCGTCTCCGTCGGCGAGTTCCCGTTCTCACCCCCGACGGACTCCGTCAGTACTACGTCGACGGCCTCTGCCCCAACAACCCCAACGACTCTCGCCACTACGCCACCAGCCACGAAGCCAAGACCCTCACCTGTCTCCTGTGTGGCGGCACCCTTCCCTCCTACTCTGACCAGCGCTCTGGCCCCATGAAGCTCCCCCTCTGGGACCTGATTGTGTACCGACGCTCGGGCTTCGGTGTCTGCAACCCCGAGGGTCCCTCCCACTGGATTTACAAGACCTTCTCTGGGCTTCCCAGCGCCCATGGCACCAGTATTGGCCTTCCCGATCACCAAGCCTTCCATGCCACGGTGTACGACGGGCTCAACGCGGGATTCGTGGATGCCCCGTATGTCACCAACCTTGAGACTGTCTACTCCACCAACAAGACCATGTGGGACCGCTACCTCCTGGGTAAGTGGGTGGAAGCCGAGGGCCTCGTCTACCCCGGGTGGAGTCGGGAGCTCCACGTCGTCCCCTACAACGCCGTCCGCGCGGACACCAACGAATCCCTCTTCCGCCCCACGAAAGGCCACCTCTTCGAGTACATCGACCACGGCCTCACTGCCCCCACCGCCGTCGGGTGGGTGTTTGTGGAGTTGTGTGACTGTGGGTGTGGGCGTACCAACTACTACGTCCTGGACGAACACTACGAGGGGGGCAAGACCATCTCCTACCACGCCGCCCAGATCAAAGCCCACCGTGCCCGCCTCGGGGACCCCCCGATCCAGGCCACGTACCTCGATAGCCAGGCATTCAGCAAGACCCTCATGGGATCCAAGGGTACCCCGAAGGAGAACGAACTCTACAGCGTCGCCGACGAGTACCTCGAACACGACATCTTCCCCGTCCCCACCCAGAAGGACTGGAAAGTGGGCTACGACAAACTCAGCTCACTCCTTCTCGTGGATCCCACCCACACCCATCCCGTCACGGGAATCAAAGGTGCCCCCCATCTCCTCATCCTCAACACCTGCAAAGCCTGGATCCAGGAGATCGAAACCCACAAGTGGCGCGTCATCCGCCACACCGCCTCCGAATCCCGCCGGGACGAACCGGCGGACGGCCACGACCACCACATGGACGGGATCAACGGCTTCCTCGCATCCCGCCCTGCGGACATCATCGAGTTGACCCTCCCCGCCTCGACCCCCGAGGACACTTTCGAAGCGGAGTTGTCCGCGTTCTCCACCCCGTCCTACTCCCACATGGCTGCCTAAATGCCCAGCGCCCCCACTACCGACATCCGCGGTACCTACGACACCACCGGTGCCCCTTCCGACGACCTACTCCTTCTCCAGAACTACTTCCGCACCTGGGCAACGAGCACCGATACCGCCCGCCAGAAATTCCGCCGGGACTACGAGTATGCCGAGGGCAACGGGAAACAATGGTCGGCGCGGGACAAACTTCACGTCCAGAAATCCAACCGCCCCGCACTAGAATTCAACCAAATCCTTCCCCAGATCGAATTCGTCTCGGGGCTCCAGCGGGACACCAAGATCGACTTCCGTCTCCTCCCCCGTAACTTCGAGGACGTGCGCTTGAGCGAAATCGCCAGTGCCGCCCTCAAGGCCGCGTTCGACTTCTCCCGTATCCACCGGGTGACCGACCAGGTCTTCGATGACGGTATCATCTGCGGTCTGGGGGTCTGGGAAGTCCTTCACACCTTCGACAATGCCGAGGACCTGCTCTGGGGGGACATCACGGTCACCCGGATCAACCCTATGGCATTCATCTACGACCCCTGGGCGCTCCAATACGACCTTCAAGACGGCGCCTTTATGGGGAAAGCCGTGTGGATGGACGTGGCGACGTTCAAAGCCCGCTACCCCAAATTCGCCCACCTCGCCGTCCCTGGAGAATGGCTGGCCAAAACCAACACCCTCCTCGGTTCGTCCGACGACCTCGGCACCGGCCCAAACCTCCTTGCGGAAGTCTACGACCAGGGCACCGGCCGTATTCGGGTGTTGACCCTCTGGTGTAAGAAGCCCACCACTATCACCGTCCTCGTCGACGAACGGACCGGGATGGTCCAAGAGTTCACGTCCAAGGACGACGCCGAGCGTCACCTCGCCAGCCTCGCGCGTCTTGCGGGAGCCGACGTGGTGAAGCCCTACCAAGTCCTCACCCTGGGAGCCACCGCCACGATCGCCGATGCCCAGACCGGGCTGCCCATCCTGAACCCCACCACCGGCCAACCCCAAGAATTCGCGTCTCCTGAAGTCGCCCAGGCCCATCTCAACGCCCTCAGCGAGAAAGCCGGGCTCGATGTGTACGACCGCTACAAAGTCATCGCCCGCCAGGTCAAGAAGCCCTACTGGTACGAGATGACCTACTGGCACCTCCTGGACAGCGGACCCTCTCCCTTCACTGACCGCGACTATCCGTTTGTCCCGTACATCTCCCGCCGCTTCGCCGATGACCCCGAATCCATCATGGGGCTGGTCCGCAACCTCGCCGACCCCCAGGACGAATACAACAAGCGCTACAGCAACATCCTCGCGCACCTCAACTCCAGTAGCCACAGTGGCTGGCTCAACCGGAAAGCGGGGGGTGCCAACAAACTCGAACTCGAACTGATGGGATCCAAACCCGGGGTGGTGGTTGAGTACGCCAACGTCCCGCCGGTCCAGCTCAAACCCGTCGAACTCTCCCAGGGCCACTTCGCGATGCTCAGCACCTCGGAGCGTAACATCCTCCGCATCAGCTCGATCAACGCCGAAATGCTGGGCCAAACCACGCAGCAAACCGTGTCCGGGCGCGCCATCAAAGCCCGGCAAACCGGGGGCATCACCTCTCTCAAAGCCCGATTCCGCGCGTTCGAGGAAGCCCAACTCGACCTCGCCCGGATGGTCTTCTCCCGTATTCAACAATACTACCCCCCAGAGAAGATCAAACGCATCATCGGGGTGACCGAACTCTCCAGCCCCCTCGGCGCTAGTGGCCAACCCATCTTCACCGACCCCCTCACCGGGGCGCCCGTGAGCGACAACGTCATCCTGACGTACCTGAACCACGTCACCACCATCGACTTCGACGTGGCTTTTGCGTCCCAGCCCTATACCGCCTCAGAACGCGAGGCCCAATTTCAGAATGCCCTGCACGTGGCCAGCCTCGTGACCAACAGTGGCCGGGCCATCGGTCCGGCTACCTTCGCCGCCATGATCGACATGGCCGACATGCCCAGCAAACTCGCAACCGCGCTCAAGATGGACGCGATGCTCCCGCCAGTTGCCCCACCCAACCCCTCTGCCCAACACACCACGTTGCAGGGCTTTCACCCCCCAAATGGGGACGGCTTTTCAGCAGGAGGTGGCAATGACCTACAAACTCCGGGGAAAACCAGTGCCGCGCACCTTCGCACCCAAACTGCGGGGTAAACCCACCATCCGAATCATGCCCAAAGGCGCCGGGATCGGACTCCTGCGCCGAGGAGGCTTTGGCTTTGGTCGACCGTGATCACCCCATCCCCGCGCAAGGCCCCACGGACCTCAAACGGGAGATCACCCCAACGGCGCTCACGACCCTGCTCCACCGCGTCGAGCACGCCAAAGCCGCGGGGGCCGTGAACGTCGCGGTTGACGTCAATCTCCTTCTCGATCTCCTCACCGGTTCGCGTGAGGCCCTGACACACCTCGGCTGGCGGGCCACCACCAGCCTCTAACCCACAAGGAGCGTCCATGCTACGTTGTAACGCCGCTCGTATCCCAGGCACCTACCACCCTGTGTCCACGGACAGCAACACCCAGAACCCGAAGAAATTCGGGAACACCTTCCACTCCTCGGTGGACAAAGGAGCCAAACGGCCCCAGCCCATCAACCCGCCCAAGGACTCCGGTGCCGTATGACCGCCCCCGACCAGGCGTTCCTCGCCGGTCTCCAGGCCGAGGTGCAGCGCTGGCAACACCGTCTTCGTCTCCAGGACTGGCACATCGACATTCGCCTGTGTCGGGTCAACGACATGCCAGAGGGCGCCGTTGCCACCATCGAACCCTATCTTGAACGAAAGGACGCGGTGATCAGCGTGCTCACCCCCATTGACCTTCCCCTACTCGAGCGCCGCTTTCCTCCAGGGGAAGCCGCTGACTACACTCTGAGCATCGTCCACGAACTCCTGCATCTCCATCTCTTACCCCTCTCCGACTACGAGAACGACACCAAACGCATCGCCGAAGAGCAAGCCATCAACACCATCTCCCGCGCACTCACGCTCATCCACCCCAAGGGAGCCCCCTCTCCTGGCCCCCACGGGGACTGACACTCCGGGCGCACTGGCCTGGTCGCCGCAGGCCCCACGTCGTCGGTGGTTTCCGGACGAAGGAGGAATCATGCACATCCTGGACAACGCACCTGAAATGGACCCCGCTAGCCCCGAGTTTGGGGCAGCCTTGGAGGCCATGACCGCAGTGGACCGCACCGAATCCACCCCCCCAACGGACGAGAAACCCCCGGACGTGGCGTCGTCGGCCACGCCACCTGCGGCGGATAAACCCGCCTCTGAGGACGACTCCCCCGAAGCCCTGAAAGCCAAAATCAAAGGCTTGCAGGCCGAGCTGACCCGCCGTAAGGGGAACGCCGAGAAAGTCACCGAACTGGAAACCCAACTGGCCAAAGTCCAGGGCCAGCTGGAAGCCCTCTCGCGTGCCCCCCGTACCCAGGACACCACCATCGAGGACTTTGTCACGCGTCTCGATGACAAAGCCCTTGTTGCCAAAGAAGTGGACTGGAACGACGAACTCGCCGACGCCCGGACTCGCTACGCCGTGGCGGAGGAACGGGGGGACGAGCGGGCGATGGAACGGCACCGGGACCGGATCGCCTACGCCAAGCGCGTGCTGGCGGCCCTCCGGGCCGAATCCACAAGTCGCCATGAACGGAAACTCCGCGCGAACGAGGAAGCCCGGGTTGCGGAAACCAAAGTCAAGCAGGAATTGGAGGGGATGTACGCCACACTCACCGAGCACTTTCCCGATTTCCAGGATAAATCCTCGGAGTTGTGGAAAGCAGGGAATGACGCCTACCTCTCCCACCCTGAACTGATGAAACGCTTGGGTGCCGCCGGGGACATTGTGGCTGCCGCACTGGCGGTCCTCAAGACCCACAAACCCGAAGCCGCCGCTCGCCGCGCCGTGGTCTCCAAACTGGAAACCGGACTCAAGAAGTCCCTCCAGGCGGGGGCCGCGTCACCCTCGACTGGGCGTGGGCCAGCCCTCTCCATCGACACTCCCGAGGGGTTGGCGCAATTCAACGCCTACATTGACAAAGTGAAAGGTGGATAATGGCAACAAACCTGACAACCCAATTTACCGACGGGACCGCATCTGATGCGACCCAGTCAATCTTGAACACCCTACTCCTGGTACGGGGCACCTACGCCCTTATTCACCAGGTTCCTGTCAAGAAGTACAGCCTTCCGCGCCGGTCGGGGAAGACCATGATCTGGCGTCGGTACGAGGCGTTGCCCCTGGCCACCACCCCGCTTGTGGAAGGCCAGAACCCTGCTGGGCGGGCAAAGACCAAGTCCGATGTGGCCGCGACCATCCAGCAGTACGGTGACTTCATCGAAGACACCGACATGGTAATCGACACCCAGATCGACCCGCACACGGCGGAGAACGTCGAGTTGCTCGGTCAGCAGATGGGAGAAACCTTCGATGCGCTGTATCGTGACCTCTTCGCTGGGGCCACGAACATTGTGTATTCCTCGGGGTCCAGCACCGTGACGGTGGATCAGCCGATTGACCGGAACGACCTCGATCGGGCCTACCGGCTCCTCTGTGTGAACAAGGCCCGTACCTTCACCCCCATGATCATGGCGGGGCAGAACGTCGGGACTGGTCCAATTATGCCGGCATACTGGGCTATGTGCGATGAGCGCGTGGCATTTGACATTCGCCACCTGGAAGGGTTCCTCCTTCCCTCGGAGTACGCGCAGAAGACCGGCATCCTCGCGGGAGAGTTTGGTGCCGACAAGAACGGGATCCGGTTCCTGCGCTCCCCGAATGGGTACTACCTCCCGGGCGCTGCTGGCACCACCGCGGCGTCCACGCTCGTAAAGAACACCAGTGGCTACGTCGATGTCTACTCCCTCTTTATCTGCGGCCAGGAGTGCGTCGGTGGAATCAGCCTTGCGAACGGCAACGGCGGGATCATCCGGAAAGCCCTCGGCTCGGCGGGTACCGCTGACGCCCTCAACATGCGGGCGACGGTCGGGTGGAAGAAGTACGACGCCCGTGCGATTCTGAACCAAAACTTCTTCGTAGAAGTCCAAACCGCCGTCAGCCTGTAATCCCATGCCCGAACTCTACATGGTCACCTTGAACGGGTACCCTCTCCAGCGGTGGATGACCCGCCGTGATGCCGAAGCCATGGCGGATCGCTGGCAAGGTCGTCACGGCGGCTACCGTGGGGGCCAAGGACTCCTCAAGCACAAGGACCGTGGAGATTGGGTAGAGGTGAAACGCGACCGAGATGCCGAGCGGGAATTCGACGAGCGGCTCAAGGTCGCCAAGGCGGGCAAGCCGCAAACCATTACTTACATCGAAAGGATCGACTAATGGCAACCAAAGTGGTCTTGGACAAGGAGGGATGCCGGGTTCGCCTGCGCAACCTCCAGCATGCACTCGAAGGCTGCCTGGTGGATGGAACCACCGGCGCAGAGATTCGCTACACACTCGAACCCAACCGGTGGACGAAGGTCCATCCCGCGGTGTACGACATGCTGAGGCGAAAATTCGACACCGCGCGGGAAGTGGAAGTTCCAGACTGGGATCCCGGGGGCGAGGGACAAGCCCCCGTCCGTCAGTACCGGATGGAGTCCCAGCAACCGTACATTATTGAATTTCAAGACAAGGAGTAAGCCATGTCTGTTCACTCCAAGGACTTTGCGGCACCCCAGTATCTCACGGGGTCCTTTACCTCCGCGGCCACCCCGGTCGCGGAGTCTGAAACCCTCCCCTTTTCTCCCTCGTGTGTAGTCGTGTATGTCAACATTGAGGGAACCAACCCTGACATGCATGTGGCAACTAGTGCTAGCACCACCGATTCCATGCTGACCACCGGCTCGTCCGGGGTGATTACCTCCCCGGCGGTGGCCTCAGGACTTCAGATCACCTCGACGGGGTTCACCCTGGCGGCAGGCGTGCAAACGGCCAACGGGAAGAACTTCTGGATCGCGTATAAATAACCTCAACTGGGATCGGCGGGTGTGACTCGCCCGCCGGATACCCACAAGGAGTCACCCATGTTCAAGCACGACAGTGCATTTGTTTGGCGTCCTGGGCAGTTGTACATCCCGGCGATGAACTTCACGGGGATGGCGGTGGGCGCCATTAACGAAGGCGGGTCCGGGAACTATGTCTATGGTCAGAAGTGGGAAGGGTCTTACACCGGTAGCCCCTCGGCTCGGGAAGTCTCGACCTACGGGTTCAATGGGATTCTCATGGGAGCTGCGGGGGATACCGTCGTCACCGACCTGGCAATTCCCTATGACCTCGATCCCCAAAAGGATACCTACTTTCGTGTCGTGTGGACGTCCGGGTCCGCGGATACTGCGGACACGATCACCTGGTCCGTGACCTATCTCGCTATGAAACCGAACGACACCCAAATGGGGGTTCCCTCGAACGCCCTCGACGTGACCATCGCGGCGCAGTCCGTGCCCAGCGCGACGGTCTATACGTTTGGTAAGACTAAGTGGGGGGTCCTGAGGGCCAACACGCTCAATGAGGCGGCTGAGCACTGGGTTCTGGGTGTTACACTGAGCGCATTCGCCGCTGGACTGACCGAGGCCAAGTTCCTCCTTGGGTTGGAGATCGCCTACACCCCGCGGCGGCTCTACGGCGGGGACGGAATGCTCAAGAACGCCGACTTCCCCGTGCGCACCTTGAGTAAACAGTACTCGTAAGCAGTCCACGTACCCTGTAGGAGCGGGAGGGGATTGCCCCCCTCCCGCCCTCCACCATGCCGTTACAATCCGGGACCTCCAAGAAGACGATCCACGCCAACATCGCCGAGCTGGTGCGTAGTGGCTACCCCATTAAGCAAGCCGTGGCCATTGCCTACGAGCACGCCCGGCGATCACCACGGCGCCCGTCGAACGCGAAGTGACGATGCTCAAGCTTGACCTCCATGCACGGCCGTCTGAAGCAGGGACCTTCTACCTCGGACCCACGCCCACCGTACGTGCACACCACCCGTGGGGCATACTCCGCTGGACCCGGTGGACCGTCACGACGCGGGATGGGCGACGCGGCGCGTTTACCTCCGTCTGGCTCTGTGGCCATCTCCAACTCTATTGGGGCGATGGCAAGGTCGACGGCTCACGCACCGTTGCCTATGCCAATCGGCAACTGGACGATGGTGCTCCACCCCTCTATGACCCCGTGCCGGGGTTGTGCGTCTACACCGACAAGCCGAGCGAACGCCTCGCGCTGCGCTGGCGCACCGCTGGACCGGCGCCGGTGTCCTGGGATAACATGGGAGGCTCATGACCCGCTACTATGTCTGCCCCGTGGTGGGAACCGGGACTAGACAAGACCCCTACCGTCCCAAAGCTGCGGACTACTCTGTGGCCTATACCTGTGTGCTACGAGCCGCGCCTGATGGCCGTCCGGCGCAGCTGTGGTCGCTCTGTCTCGTCGACACCTCTGACCACACCGCATTGCTGGCTGATCCTACCCTGTATGCGATGGACACCGATTTACAGGCGGCCCCCACTGAAACCACGCTCACGACGCTCACCACAATGACCGGGGTGGACCTAACTGGGGTACCAACCTGGCGCGACGTTGTGGCCCGCCTCGGGCACGCCCACGAACCCACATTCACCCCGAAGGGTTCTATCGATGGCCGTCTTAGCGTCTGACAACTTCAACCGCGCGAACTCGAGTGACCTCGGGACGAGTTGGGATGTCATCCCCACACTCGCCGCGTGCCAGGTGGCGAGCAACGTCGCCGCACTCTCGACCACCTCAATCGATTGTGCAGAGTCCTACAATGGGGTTACGTGGCCGGACGACCAGTACAGCCAACTGACCCTGCCCACACTGGGGTCTGGGTCAGACGGGGGTCCCTGTGCGCGCGTCAGCATCTCCGCTGCGACGTTCTACATCGCCGACACGACCAGCAGCAACATGCGGCTGATGCGGGTGATCAGTGGCTCATGGACAGAGCTGACGGCATTCGGGAGCGGGGCCACCGCTGGGGACATCATCCGCATTGAGGTCCAAAGCACAACCCTCAAATACTTTCAGAACGGGACGCAACGGCTCTCCACAACAGATTCGAACATCACCAGTGGCCGGGCGGGGTTGTTGCTCTATGCCGTTGATGACCCCGCCGCCATTACGGGCGACAATTGGGAAGGCGGCAGCCTCGGCACCTCCCAGTCCCACGCCCGTTGGGGAGTGGACGATGGAACCGAATCCGCCCATTCTTGGGAAGCCGTAGAGGACACCAACATCACCATTGCGGCCAACCAAGCCCGGTTGCTCCGCCTGCAAGTCGACACGGGGGGTGACACCTCAGCCACCGCGTACACCCTCCGCCACCAGAAGAACGGGACTGGGGGATATACAGTCACCCCGGTAGGGTCTAGCACCGTCACCAGCCCCCCTGCTGCCCCGACGGCAACTGTGACGACCATCGGCACAGCTACCACGCCATGGACGATCAATCGACCCAGCGCCGCAACCGGCGACATGGTGGTTTTTGTCCTGTGTTGGGACGACTCGACAACCGTAACCAGTGTAACGGCCCCTGCTGGACCCAACAGCGAAAGCGCCGTCAGCATCGCCGGTCCAGTGGCCTCCGCGTCAACGGAAATCCGCGCCCAAGCCTGGTATTACCTCGCAACGGCTGCGTGGAGCAGTGGAACACTCACCTTCACGCCTTCGGCCTCTGAGACGGTCCGCGCCGTGGCGTTTGTCATCCCAACTGGTCAGTACAACGCCAGCGACCCGATCGGACTCGCGGAAACCCGTGCATCGGCTGGCACCGCCGAAACCTCCATCTTATCTCCGACTGGTACCGCCGAAGCCGACGACGGGAGTGGCCGGTGGTACATCGCGTTCTGCTCGGACGTGGATGCCATCACGGCGCCGGGCGCAGACTGGAACACCATCAATAACGCGACAGGGGGTGGAGTAGGGCTGTGTGTCGGGTCCCGGAACACCCTCTTAACCAACAGTGAGAGCGTCGCTGCGTTAACGGCCACCATTGCGGGTGATTCCTGGTGTTCCCTTGGGTTTGCCGTCAAGGCCTTCACGACCACCAATGAAATCTACATTTCCTCGTCGGCCAACATTGTCGCGGGGGGCGAGGATACCACCGCGCGCCTTTCGCCCCCATCCTCGAAAACCACGACGGATTTTGTTACTGGGCGCCGTTGGGACGACGAGAACGGTACTGACACGACCGACATCACAACGGACGACTACAGTGAATTCGAATGGCCCGTGTTCCTTGCCTCGTCCCTCACGAATGGTGACTACGTGGACTTTCGCCTCTACGCCGGCAGCAACGCGTTCTCGTCCTACACCATCACCCCCCGATGGACCGTTGGGACGGGCGGCGGGGGTTCTGGGAAACGCCACACCCTCATGCTCCTGGGAGTCGGCTAATGGTTGTCTTTCTTCCGAACCTCTCGATGGGCGCAAGCCCGACCACGGAGAGTGGTGGCGAACCGACCCACCTCCTGATGCTGATGAACGTCGGACGAGCGTTCTGGCTTCCTCTCATTCTCCTCAAGGAGTGGTTCCATGGCTGATAATATTGTCCTGAATTCTGGATCTGGTGGAGCGACCATCGCCACCGACGACGATGGTACCGCCCACCATCAATATGTCAAGCTCGAATTTGGGGCGGACAACACCTTTACCAAGGTCACTGCCACCCAAGGGCTCCCAACCGACCCCCTCGACCGCGCCACCCGCGACATGGGCAAGATTGACGTCGCGATGGGCCAGGGCGCGCATGACGCTCCCGGCGCCTCATTGGACCCTGTTGCCATTGGGGGCTATGCCAGCGCCACAGCCCCGTCCGCCGTAAGCACCGACGGGGACATCTGCCGGATTTGGACGACCCCCAGCGGGGCCGTTCATGTCGCGGATGGAAACACCACCCTCAGTGTGGACGATGGGGCAGGCTCGCTCACCATCGACAACGCCGCGCTCAGTGTGACCGGGGGTGGGGTGGAAGCGGCGGCACTGCGGGTCACTCTCGCAAGCGACTCCACTGGGGTGTTGTCGGTGGATGACAACGGCAGTACGCTGAGTGTGGATGATGGTGGGGGGTCCCTCACCATCGACAACGCGGCCTTGGGGGTGACAGGGGGTGGTGTAGAGGCTTCTGCACTCCGGGTCACCATTGCCAACGACTCGACAGGGCTCCTCTCGGTCGATGATAACGGGGGCTCCCTTACTGTGGACAACGCGGGGACCTTTGTGGTCCAGGAGAACGGGGCAGCCCTCACAGCACTCCAAACCCTCGACAACCCGGTGCTGGTCGACGATGCGGCATTCACCCCCGCCAGCTCGTCCGTTATGATGGCGGGATTTACCGTGGACGAAACCACGACCGACTCCGCGGATGAAGGGGACGCAGCCGCAGCCCGGATCACTCCCGACCGGAAGGTGATCGTTACCAGTCAACCCCACACCGCCGGGGGCCTCAGCATCTTCCGCAGCCTCGACCTGGATGAAACCGAAGAAGACGTCAAAACTTCAGCTGGGTGTGTCTATGGGATGTGGGTAACCAACACCGCGACCACCACCCGTTGGGTCAAGTTCTACAACGAGACCGCCGCGAATGTGGTCGTCGGTACCACCACACCCGTGCTGACCATCGGCATCCCCGGGAACTCCTCCGATGACATCACTGGGCTTTTCTCGACCACCAACGGGATTCAGTTCTCGACCGCAATCTGTGTCGCCGCCACCACCGGGGTTGCCGATAGTGACACTGGCGCACCGGCGGCCAACGACGTGATCGTGAACATCTTCTACAAGTAGGGGACGTCCATGTACACCACCTGTTACCCTCAGACCCCTATTCCCCGCTGGATTGATCGGCTTCGGCTAGCCTGGCACCTCCTCCGCACGGGTGCCCCCATTCCACTCCCCTATCCCTGGTACGAACCCCTCGTACCCATTGTCAGCAGCGACTACGCCCACTTCGCCGAGCTGGCGGTCGACAAAGCCGAGCGCGAGTTCTCTCCTGGAGTGGGGACCCAGGACCTCCGTCGCAACGAAGCCCGCCAATGGATGATGCACTTCGCTCGAGAAGCGGGGAAGTCCACAGACATCCAACCCTGGATTGTCAATTTTCTGATCGAGTGGTGGGTTGCCCGCCGGAAAGGAAGGTTCTAAATGGCCAGTGGGATCAACAAGTACAGCGCGCAAGTCGCGGCAACCCTCGCGACTGTGAGTGTCGTGCCGGTGCGGGTGATTAGCCTCGCACTCCTCAACACCACCGCCGCGGTTGCCTATCTCCAGATGTTCTTCCGGGAGAGTGGCGTCACCCTAGGGGTCACGGCCCCGGATATGGTCATTCCCCTCCCGGCGAATGGGGGTCTCGCCTTGACCATCCCCGATGGGTGGTGGCTTGGAGGCACAGGCCTGATCATTGCCGGGACCTCCACCCGAACCGGCGCGACGGGAGCCGCTATTGACGTGGCCCTCGTAATGGGGTAACCCATGGCTGTTCCATCCAATCCCACGGTCACGGATATCGTGACCGACGGCCTGAAACACGGGGGGCGTGTCAACCCCACGTCCACCGACATCACCAACGCCACCTCCTCCCAGTTCCAACAAGTCAAGGCCGACATCTACCTGAAAGCCCCTCGTCACAGCGCGCTGCTCACCCACAGCATCATTCCCACGACACCCGGAATCAGTCGGTACACCTGGCCGACCGCGTGTGAAGCCATCCGGTCGGTCCAGCTCATCGATGCCAGCACGGACGGGGCCTGGCGGGGCACTGCACAAAGCGGGGGCGCCAACTACATCACCCTGGCGTCCACATTCAACGAGGAAAACGACACGCTCATTGGGCGGTTTGTCTTCATCACAGGGGGAACGGGAACAGGGCAATTCGCCCAGTGCACCGCGTATAACAACACCACCAAAGTCCTGACCATCGAAGCCAACTGGTCCGCCCTGAACGGCGCCTGGGTGACCCCGGATGTCACGAGCAGCTACCTCGTCGAAACCTGGCGCCGCAAGCTCTGGGACTACAGCAAACCCGTGGACTGGGACTCCATCCCTGCGCCGTTTGTCCGGGGCACTCCAACGACCGCGACAGTGGTTGGGCACCAGCTGTGGCTGGACTACACCCCAGATCGGGTGTATGTCCTTCTCCTCGAGTACTGGCAAGCCCTGGACCGCCTTGACGAGGACTCCACCCTCTTCCGCGACCATCTCCGGAAGTTTCGGAGTTTGTGGACACAGGGTGTGGCCGTCAAGGTCATGCAACGGTACGATGAAGACCGCTACCCCACCGAGATCGGGGTGTACAACACCATGCTCGATCTGTACGGAAGTGAAACCAGCGCCGTGGGCCAGGTCACATTCCGGGACATTACCTGATGGCACTGCGACGCGCCGTTCCCGAACAACGGGCAGAGTACAAGGACCCGGTTCTCGGCGTCAACCTGCGCGTCTCGAGTGAGGACCTCCAACCGGGGGAGTCGGCCTTGATGCAGAATTGTCTGTACCATGGAGGCATCCGCAACCGCACAGGAAGCCAGCGCCTCCACAGCACTGCCTTGGCCTCCGGGCTTCGGATCCGGGGTGGGCACAAGTACTACTACGGCGGGTCCGCTCCGACGAAACAACGCCTGATTGCCTATGGCACCAAGGTGTCGATTGTAAACGACAGTGGGGTGGAAACGGTCCTGACGAGCGGCATGACCAACGACAAGGACATGCAGTTCCTCACCTGGTCCATCACGGATCGGGTCTATTTGTGTAACGGCGTTGACACCCTGTACTCCTACAACGGAACGACATATGCCGCGGTCACGGGCACCAACATTCCCACCGCCCGATGGCTGGCCCCCGTTGCCGACCGTCTCATGGCGATTACCGCCGCCGGCATCGAACGCTGTAACCCCCGTGACCCGACGGTGTGGTCCGCCAACTCGTCCTGGGCCACCTTGCGCCCCTCGCGAGTTGGGTTGTTCACCTGCATCCACCCGATCAGCTTACGGGGGACCGACTCAATCAACACCGGCATCCTCGCGTTCCAGCCAAACAGCTACTACCTCATTACGGGCACCAACTTTGGTACGGACGTGACCGCAGCATCCCCCTCGTCTGGGGAAGACAGCCGGATTCAACTGCTCGACCCTGCAGTGGGTACCAGCAGCCCGTTCAGTGTTGTGAGTATCCCCGGGGTGGGGACCGCATGGTTCACCAGTGATCTGAATGTGTACCTCCTTCCGGAAGGCTCTCTCCGTGGCATGTACATCGGAGACAAGATCAAAAGTATGGGGGCGACGGTGGGGATCGAAAGTGCTGCCACGCTCTACCTGGACCAAGTCTGGATGGCATATTTCGACCGGTACCTCATGCTGGGGATTCCCACTGGGAATGATTCCTTTACGTCGGTGCAGTACTGGATGGACATGTACTCCTGGGTTCTCCACCCAGACCGCGGGCCGGTGTGGTATGGGCCTATGACGGGGCAGCGTCTCAACCGGGTATGGGTGGAGAATCAGCAGAGTGACTTCGCGATCTATGGAGGCGAAGGAAACCCTGCCACCGGGGCATTTGTGTACCAACTCCGAGTGCCTGCGCGGTACACCGACGCGGTCGGGACTGCGGATAACCCCATCAGTCTCGTGTACCAAACCCCCTATGACGGATTCGAGGCCCCTAGTCATGTGAAGTACCTTCGAAGTGTCCACTTCGACCTAAACTTCGCCTCAGGAACCCCGACCTGTAACGTGCTGGACTTGGATGGGTCAGTGCTCGACGGGGCGACCATTGAAGCGGTGACGACCTAATGGCGTGTCCTCTCTGGGGTGATGGGAGTAAGTGGGGAGATGGCGACCTGTGGTGCCGGGCCTTCGGGTCCTCGGGGTACCTCACCGAAGTGGATCGTCAGCTTCGCCGCTGCGCCGTCCGTGTGGTTTACACGGGCACGGCCGCGTTTGTGATCGATCACATCCGCCCGTACCTCGACTGGGGGCGAAGTAAACAGGACTGGACCTATACCGCGTTCATTGACCGGGCGTCGGCAAATCGGGTGAGTATCCAAATTGCCTACAGTACTGCCGGGAGTTTTGTCATCCACCGCATCGTCCCGGACATTCAACGGAAACGTCACCTTCCCACAGGGTAACGATGGCCGATCTCGCACTCGCCAATAGCACGTATGCGAACGGAACCAACGACACGGCAAGTACGTTGGTGAACAACGTCAGTGCGACCGACGCCCAACAGTGGAACGGCGTGGCGACCGCGTGTGTCGGGATCGAAACGATCCTTGGAACCGGCACGGACCTGAAGGGCACTGCTGCGGACCTCGTGGCCCGCCTTACCGTTCTGCTCCAGGCAAGCGGGCGGATCAAGGACAAGGATGGCGGCACGACCTACACCAAGTATGACGGGTGGTTGGGCTACGACTCGAACACCCTCCGGAAGTTCCGGAACTTGGGGTTCCCTGGGGAGATCGTCATGTCCAGTCTCTCCACCGTACCCACGGGGTGGCTGGAGTGCAACGGCGCGCCCATCTCCTGCTCCACCTACGAAGACCTCTTTGATATGGTCATCGGGGACCTGGCGTACGGAAGTTCCACGTACCTCGGGTGGCGGTATCACACGGCCACGTTCACGTTCACCGGCGCCGATGTTAACACGACAACCGATACCATCACCAAAACTGCCCATGGACTGAGTAACGGAACGATTATTCACTTCACGACAGACGGTACCTTGCCCGGGGGGATTACCACAAAGACGAAATACTACGTCATCAGTGCAACGACTAATTCCTTTCAAGTGAGCACCACCCTCAACGGGTCACCGGTGGATATAACAAGTACGGGAACGGGCACCCACTCGCTCTACACCCACTTCGTCCTGCCCGACTACCAGAGTCGCTCACCGATTGGGGCTGGGACGGGAAGTGGCTTGTCCACGCGGACCGTGAATGTCGTGACCGGGACTGAGACGCATACCCTCACCGTGGGGGAGATGCCGGCGCATACCCATACCCTGGAGCGAGTAGTCGCGGAGAACCCGCATGGGCCACTCACTGGGGTTAAACTCTTTAATGCGACTACGGTAACTACCCTCTCAACATCCACGGACGGGGGAGGTGGCGCCCACAACAACATGCCCCCGGTCTTTGGAATCAAGTTTCTCGTGAGGTACTAGATGATCGAAGTCACCCCCGAGGGAGCCTGTATCAACGGACAGTGGTTCGATCGTGCGACCTGCATCCAGGTCGTTCCCACCTGGTCCTGGCCCCACCGGATCGGACTCCGGGATGGGGTGCTGTATGGCATCACTAGCGGGACCCAACATGGCGTCGAGGAATCCTACCGAGCCGTCCTGACCGACCTGGAATCACGCCTTCCCGCGTTCGAGCAAGCCAAGCAGGACCTCGCGACGGCCACGGGGGCGTCCCAGGTCTACGCGCAGCAATCCCCAGTTGTTCACACCCTCCGCACGATCTTTGGACAGGACGGCCCGTCGCTTGTGAAGTATGGAAACGTGTGGGTTCGTCGGTGGTGGTGGAAACGCGGTGAAGGCCTTGACAACCACACACACAACTTCGACCACGTCGCGTTGCTCTACCGGGGCAGTGCGGACGTGACCGTGGATGGGATCAAGACCACCTACCATGCCCCGATCGAGATCATCATCGACAAAGGGAAGGTCCACAAAATCGAGGCGCTCGACGATCCCACCGTCTGGATGTGTGTCTTTGCCGTGCGGGATGACGAGGGTCACGTTGACCTCTATGGAACGGCTAACAACCCGGCTAGTCACACCTGAGGATATCCCCACCGTGGTCACTGGCATGCTGGCGCTGAAAGCGAACACCGCATGGGCTCGGCATCCGGGAGTGGGGTACACCCGGGACACCCTGACCGCATTTCTCCGCCACCAACTGACCCGGGAGACCGTCGTGATGTATGTCACCGACGACGCCACGTCCTTTTGTGGTGGCGCCTTGTCTACATTCTACTTACCCCCGCATACCCCACTGCTCTTCGAATGGGGATGGTACGGCACGCCACGAGGATGCGCCGCCTGCTGGCGTGCAGTGAAACGTTGGGGGGCGCGTCGAGGCGCCCAGATTGTCTACCGCGTCCTGGCCCGTCCGGGCAGCAGCCCCACCAGAATCCGGGAACGCGTGACATGGGAGGTACTGTAACATGGGTGGCTATCAGCAAAGTTCCTCCGAGGCCCATTCCTATACTGGCCTACGGGGGACGGGGTACCAAGGCCCTGCAGCCGAGCAAGCGTATAAGCAAGGTCTCCATCTGAGTACCCTTGCCGACATGGCCATGACCTCGCCCCAGGCCATGTACGACTTCGGGCGGACCATGTTGCCCAGTGGGCGATTTGGGCTGGGTGAGGCCGCGGACACGGCAGTGGCCGAACTGGGCCGACACCTCTTTGGCCAAGCCAGTGCCGCAGGGGCGTTCCGTGGGCAGCTCACGCCAGAGAACCAGACCGCCGTCATCGGGGCCGCGCTCCAGAACGCGCTCCCCTTCCTCATCCCCCAAATCCAGCAGTACCAAACGACACAATTCCTCGCGCCGATGTCGTTGATGCAGCTGGCCAAAACCTCGGCGGACTACTGGAACCGGGCCCTTGGGGCGCAGTCTGATGCGAGCTCCTTCGGGTTTGGGTTCATGGCCCAACCCCCGATCTCCGCCATGTTCAAGGGTGGTGGGTAGTGGTCGGGAGGAGTAACAAGGATGGTGGGGAACTGAGGAGGCGTTGATCATGGCATACCCAGACCTTTCCCAACTTGCGCACGACATTACAACACTGGTCGGGGAACCCATCGCCCCGACTCCCCTTATTCGACTATTCGGGATTCCCCTCAACACGGAGGAGTACGGATCCCGCCAAGCCGCTATTCACCGCCAGCAACTGCTCGAACAAGCGCTGGTGCCAAAACTCGCGGAGTATGCCACCAACCCCCTTCGGGACGTTCCCATTGGGTTTCTCTCCAGTCTCATCGGGCGCCCCCTCGAGGAACTCGCGCTCCCGAGCCAGCGGAAGACCGTGACAACCGATGTTCCCAGTGAGGTCCCCCATTACCGCGTGAACTCCCCGATGCGGAGTGAACCCCTCACAGGAGAACCCACCCTTCGGGCCTTCCCTGTACTTGGTCCGGGGGCACCCGTCCGACGGTACACAGATGACGAAATTGACGCGATGACCCAGGGAATTGGAGACTGGACTGATCGGTATTGGGCACGCACGCGGCTGGCACAACAAATGGACGAAGGCGCCCACCCCGCACCGGTCATGCGTCCCGTCACACCCGAACTCCAAGGTCCGCCGTCCCCGACCCCCACCGTCTCCCTCCCCACCCTCCAGTTTGTCGCGGAACCCGGCCCACCCCACACACTGACCCGCACAGAGATCGACCCTGATGCCCCGGCGACGTTGCCCCAGGCACTCTGGGGAATGAGCGCGCTCCGACGGGAGAGTATGTGGCCCCGACAACCCTCCAAGTCGAAAGCCGAAACCATCTACGACCTGGCCCTCCATACCGGGCGCAGTCCGGATGAAGCCCTCACGCTGGCCATTGCAGGGGACCCGGCCTTGCTTCAGGCAAGGACCCAAGCGGCGCTCTCCCACGTTGATCTCAACCGGCAGCGGGAGCAGGAGTTGCGGAGTCTGGGGGAAGTGCGGCGGGTGTATGAGGAAGCCAAGACGGAACTTGCCAAGGAACGCACCACGGAGCTTCGGGCGCAGCGGGAAATCAAAGCCCACGTCCTCGACGCCAAAACCGCGTTGCTGAAAGCCCAGACAGACCTGGCCCAGGCCCGGACCGCGGGGGACCCCAAACGGATTGACCTGGCGGAGAAAGCCCTTGCCGCGAAGCAGCAACAGTTCAAAGCCCTCTTTGCGACGCTGCTGCAAAAAGCGGACCTCCTGGACGATCCCGCGATGCAGGACGTGCTGCGTCAGGCCATGGAAGGGGTGTTCAGCCTCGAGGGTGATCCCTTCAAGAAGGGGTTGCTGGAGGCGTTGCAGCAGCTCTTCATGGGCGCCCCCGCCCCCACCAAACCCGCACCCTCTACTCCCTCCACTCCCTCCACACCCTCTACCCCTTCTACCCCCTCTACCCCTCCTCCCTTCCCGGGGAAGCGAGATGGGGAAATCCAGCGAAACAACCGCACTGGCATGACCTACCAGTGGAATGAGAAGGAGAAGACGTGGCAGCCCCTCAAGTAGTGGACGAGTGGACCCCGGTGACGGACGAGTGGACCCCACCGGAATGGACCGACGCCTCGTCCGTCCTTCGTCAGGGTTCGGTCGCGGACGTCCAGGTTCCGCCACCCCAAAGCCCACTGACACAGGTTGGTGAGGCAGTCGGGCGGTGGATGGAGGACAGCCCCATCGGGCGGGTTCTCGGGAAGGCCCTCGCCCCGATTCAGTGGTTGGGGGAAAAGGAAGAGCGCTATGTCGCTGGGCCATTCCGGCGCGCGGTGTTTCAGGAAGATCCCCTGGTCACGCTCGAGCGGGACGCACCCCCACCCACTGCACCGCTCGGGGAACACCTCTGGCATGCCGGGAAGGTGTTGGGGACGTCGATCCTCTCGGACCCCCTCGTGGTCCTTCCCCCTGTTGGGAGCATCGGGCGCCTCCTCGGGAAGGAACCCCACGTGCCCCCAGCCCTTCCGCTCACGCCACCGGTCAGTGCCCCGGCGCAACACGCACCAGACGTGCAACCCCTCGTACCCTGGGACCCCCTCACACCTCCTCGCCCGGGAGGACTCGAGCCACCGGTCTTTCTGGAGAGCCGACGCCTCCACGGGCGAGATCTGCACGAGCCCCCGCCACCCGCCCCAAAACCCCCAGCGGAACCCGCGATTGTGCCACAGAACCTGCCCCCGCCCAACGACCCCGCCCTGGATACCCTCATGGTGGCTCCACCCCAGGTTGGTCCTCGCACGTCTCTTCCCCACGAGGGCTACTCTGACACCCAGTCCCTCAACCAACGCGACCCGACTACCGCCGAGAAGCTCTGGAAGCAAAGCTTGGACGTCCTGGACAGTCTTGGACCCTACACCCAACGGCTCAGTAGTCTCCTCCGGTATTCCAAGGAGGCCGCCGAGCAAACCACCATCCAGAACATGCGCGATCTGGAAGCCCAGTTCGAGCACGTCTTTGGGAAAGACCGAGTGCTCCGACGGGTGCCCGCCGCCCAACTCCAGGGGACCGTGCCCCAGAAACTGGCGGTGCTGCTCAACCGCTCGTCCGCGGACTACGGACTCACCCCGAAGGAGAACGACGCACTGGTGGCGCTGCTGAACGCTGGGCTTGATGCCACGAACCTCTCCGAGAAGGCCAAAGCAACGCTGCCGGTGGACGATCCCCGGCTGAAGGCATTTGCGGAGTCCTACTGGCGCATTGCCACCGGACGCCTCTCCGCGCACCCCGTCACCCGGACTATGACCGTCCGGGACTACCTCACGGGTGAGGAATACCCTGTTGGAACGCCCACCCCGTACTGGCCTCACCAAGCCCTGAAACGGGAAGCCCTCGAGAAGCTCAGCGACACCACCCTTGCACAAGTCTGGCGGTTGGGGCGGTTCGAGGAGAAGGGGATTTCGCTGCCCGCGTTCAAGCGGATGCTCCCGACGTTGTTCGACAATACCGATCCAGACTTCCGCTTACGCCGCTATGCCGGTCTTGAGCACAAGCGGTACCTCACCGCAGAACTTCTGGTGCAGGAAGCAAACACAAAGGGAATGACCGAAGCGGAAGTCCTCCGGGAGTTGGGGTACGAAACGGACGTGCTCCGGATGCCGGTGCGGCATAACTACTACGGCTTCAAGCGGGTGTTCACCAAGGAGCACGAGGCTGAACTCCAGCAGATTGCCACCCAGCTGGACGCCGAGTACCCCCCAGGAACCCCGACTGGGAAGTGGATCCGCACCATCGTGAACCGCAGCCAAGGCCTCTCTCCCCGAGAGGACCTGATCGAGCACGCCAACAACCCCCGGGCGCTGGCCCAAGCGATTCTCTACCCCGCGCTGCTCAAGGCGTCCTGGCGCCAGAACCTGATGCTCCAGCCCAACTACATCGCGATTCAGACCGGACTCAAGCCGCTCGTGACCGCGTATTGGAAGTACCTTGGCGGCAAGCTGGGGTGGTCCCAGGACACGATCCTCGAGCACGCCACACGGAGTGGCGCTACGTTCCCCGCGTTTCTCACAGACTACCACCTTCCTGAGGGCCTCTGGGACCAGTACGCCAAGACCGCATCCCAGTTCAATGCCTTCCATCCCAGTGACGTGGCGTCCCGGCAAATCGGGGCGATTGCCTCGGGGCTCCATGTCCGGGCCATTGCGCGGGAGTTCTGGAAGGACCCCGCCAACCCGGCATGGAAGAAATCCCTTCAGGAGTACCACCTCAATCCCCAGGAGGTCTATAACGCGCTTGCGCAGCAGGACCTCACCACGACCGTCGACCGTATCCCCGTGCTCCCCGATCCCTTCCTTCTTCGCGCGATGCAGGTCGGCGCCAACCGGACCCTCGGCCGGACGGGAGTGGAGTACCTCCCGGCGTGGGCTGCCGGGGACTCGGAAGCCCATCACCTCCTGCTGATGCTCCGCCGGCAGATTGTGTCCAACGAGAGTGCCTTGGTGGATATGGTGGTCAACGCGCCGAGTGCACGGGTGGGACTCCGGCGGGTGCTCACCGCGCTCGTCGGTGCGGAGGCCGCGGGGTTGATGTACAACGGGGTGTCCAACTGGATTCTGGGGAACCACTTCTTCGATGTCAATGAGTCCATGGCGCATGCCTTTGGGGGACGCAAGGAAGCCGCACTGGCGGCCAAAGCCCTGTTGCTCGGGTTGGGCACGTTCACGTCTGGGCTGGCGCTCACCGGGTTGAATGCGCTCGGGGGGAACGCCTATGGAGGGATTGCCTACACCTTCGCCACCCCCGCGATCAGCGGGGTGATCGACGAGGGGATCAACGCGTTACTCCAAGGGAGGCTGAGTGAGTTCCTGGTCCGGCTCCAGCCGTTTGAGACGATCCAGGACTGGTACCGCCGGGAGCAGAACCAGGAGCGCCAGCGCCGCCGCATTCCCACCCATCTCCCGAAACCCCATCTCATTCCATGACCTACCGCCATCTCAAGGACACCGTGGCCCTGGCCCCACCGGGGATCCACCTGGCGCTGCTCGATGCACTCCTCACGGCGGCGGACGTGTATGCGCGGTGGGGGTATCCGTTGGTGGTGACGTCCCTGGGGGACAGCCAGCACACGCCCCACAGTCTTCACTACGAGGGCAAAGCGGCGGACCTTCGGGTGCGCCATCTCCCGATCCACGATCGTCCGGCGGTGGTCCGGGAGTTGCAGCACGCGTTGGGTCCGCAGTACGACGTCCTCCTCGAGGTGGACCATATCCACCTGGAGTACGATCCTCCTACTCCGTGACCCTACCACCATGACCCACCCCATAAGGAGGGGCTATGCAGATCATCGACACCAACACCGTCCGCTTACACGCCCAGTTGACCGAACCGGTCCGCTCGGTGGATGGCTCGCTCCTCGGAGACCTCCACCATACCACGATCTACGGCCGTACGGGGGATACCACGGCCGTCTTGGTGACCAACCCCGCCACCGCACCGTCTGGGGGTGGCACCGTCACGCTGGATGTCCTGGTCAACGCGCCGTCTGGCGTGGTGACGTCCTGGGAGTTCTGGGCCACCGCCACAGACCTCGCGGGCAACGAAGGGCCGTCGAGTAACACGGTGACACTCGCCATCGACCGCATCGGTCCAGCCGCGCCCACGGGTTTTACCGTTGGCTAAGGGTCATCCTGGAATGGCTCTTAGCCCTTCTCCTACGAGGCCGCTAACATGCTGACACACTTTGTCCAGGCGTTACTCGGGGGAATCGACAGTATCCTCGACAAGTTCATCCCCGATGCCAATGTGCGGGCACAGGTAGCCCGGGACCTCGCCGCCCAGGCGTACAAGGAACTGGAACTCGAACTCCAGGATCGGGCCTCGGCGCGCGCGCGCGAAGCCGCAATCAAGGACTACACGCCTTCGATGCTGGCGGGGATGGTGACGATCTCCTATGGGGTGATCCAGTATTACCTGCTCACCCACATCATCCCGGCGGAGATGCGCGAGATTATCATGCGCACCCTGGGGACACTCGATATGGCGCTCGGGATGGTCTTGGGGTACTACTTTGGGTCCTCCCTCGGCAGCCACCTGAAGGACAAACAGCGCCATGACGGATGAGCAGTTCGCCCTGTATCTCACCCTCGTCAAGACCCTCCATCAGGAGCATCTCGCGCAGCTGCGGGAACTCAAGGACGCCCTTGCCTCCCATGTCCAGGTGGATGAGGGGTACCATCGGGTTGTGGACCGGCACGCCACCTACTGGCGTGGCCTGTGGGCGATGATGACGGGGGTGGGCGCAACCGTCTTGTCGTGGGTTGGTCTCAGAAACCCTCAGTGATCATCAGGAGTTTGATATACACGCTGATATCCTGTAGCCGTGCGTTCAGACCCTCGACCTGAGGGCTGTACGCCTGACTCTTGGCCCACAGGTACGCGTCGAGTTGTTTCAGGAGGTAGAGCACAATCACTCCTTGTGGGGTGGCCAGGTCGAGGTAGGGATACTGCTGCAGGAGCGCCGCAACGCGCTTGAAGTTCCCCAGGGGGTCACCCCCGTTCGCGTAGTCGAAGTTCTTGTTACTGTGGAGTTCCAGCTCTTTAAGGGTCAAGGGAATGAAGTGCTGGTGGCCATTGGGAAAGAACCGCCGCAGGGTGTCAAGGATCTGCGGCATGGTGAGGTCGGCTGGGGGCTTACTGGTCTCCATGAATCATTCCTCCTAGGTGAAGGCGTTCCTGCGCAGCAGGCACGCGTAAATCCCGATACAGGACAATGTCCTCACACTGTCCGGCACCGTACTTGTCAATGTACACCACGTCCGCGTTCCCGTCGAAGTCGAGGTCTGCGATGTAGAAGACGGGGTGGGGGTCATGGTCGATCTGGCCGTCAGGGTGACTGGCCCGAACGTAGGACAGGGTGAGGATATCAGCGGTCCCGTCCCCGTTACGGTCGTAGTCCTCTTCCAAGAGGCCGTTGGGCAGCAGGTACTCCGCCACTTTCTCGACCGCATCGATTTGGAGGTTGTTGCGACAGCGGAGGATCTCGGTGTCGTGCACGAGCCACACCCCGATTGCCAGTCCGATGACAAACACTCCCCACCCCCCGTCACTCATGCGCCCCCCGTTTCCGTCGGGCCTGTGCCGCTTTCACGGCCAACTCGAGAAACGAGGCCATCGCGGGAACCATGAAGTGACACTGCGGCCCCAGGATCAGGTCTGCGGCGGTTCGGAGCGGTTCGAGGGTGTGCCCTTGGGCAACCAGGGCGTGGACCTGACTCCACTCCAACATTGCCGGGTCCGTGACGAGGATCGTCAAGGGTGTGCGCGTCTTCCTCATGCTACCTCCAGAGCGGACGAGGGCGGGGACCCGTGAGACACGCCGCGACACTCCCCATTACCCCGTCTACCACACTCGTGGCCCGTTCCCACACCGGGTAGGGGTTTCGCGCTGGGCGACATTCCACCACAAACCCCGACTGAAGCTCACGCACGAGGACCTCCCGATACTGGGGCTCCCCCGCTTCACTCCCCCACCAGCCCACCAACCCAAGCCCCACGCCCACCATCATCCACCCCACGGGTTTCATCCAGCCGCCCCGTCGGGTTTCACCGAGCCGCCCACGGGTCTCCCCCCACATACAGGCCTCCTTTCACACCCCTCTCCCCTTATGCTACCACACTACCCCACATACAACACCCCCTCCACAAGCGCGGAATACTGCACGATGGGGACCGGGACAATATGGATCAGCCCGTTGGGACGGAGATATCCCACCCCAAACCCCAGCACATAATCCCGCCGGGACTTCATCCGGTGGCGGTAGTCGATCTTGAGCACGTCCCCGAGCCACCCAAATGAGGCGCCCACATGGGGAATCCCCTTGGCGTTGCTGCGCACCACGAAGTCCATCAGGTGATTATGCCCGATCACCACGTTGTCCTGGTAGTCCACAAGGGACAGCCGTGTGGACTGCTCGCCAGCACGTCCCACGTCGTGCGTAGCATAGAGTTTTCCGAGGTGGATGTCCTCCATGTACGGCACATACTCCCACTTCCCGGCTGTAAAGAGCGTGGCCCAGGCCCGCTCCATAAACTCGTACACCTCGGGCATCTTGTCCGCGGTGGCCTTGAGGAGCCGCGCTTCGTGGTTGCCCTCCAGGAAAATCCGCCGCTTGAACGGAAAGGCCTCGAACCGCCGCAGCAGTCGAACGCCGACCTCCAACTCCGCCTGTAACCCCCGAAGCCGCTTGGGATTCTTGGTAAACCGGGACACCGCATAGTTATCAAACCAATCCCCGAGGATGACCAGGACATCCGGTTTCCACCCGGGCATCACCCGCTCAATGATCAACCCCTCCACCGCCCGGGCATCATGGTAGGGCGTGTGGGTGTCGGGAAGAAAGAGAATCTTGGTCAGGCGGTGGTGGGCACCCATGGCCGCTTCTTGGGGTCCCCCGGGTACCACACCGCGAACGTCGCGGGGATGCTCACCGGGCGCCCCTCAATGACCCACGAGCGTTGGACCAGCGCAGCCGCGGCGTGCCGAGTCGCCTCGGTGAACACCTCCTCGTGGAACGCCACGACAAAGGAGTCGTGTTGCTGGTACTTGAACTGGACCGCTCCCGGCCACTGCCGGTAGAACGCCAGGATGGTTCGGTTGAACATGCGCACACCCCCCGCTTGCATGGGGAAGTCATACGCCGCGCGCACCACGTCTTCTCCCTGTCCGTGGAACACCCGGCGCGCCCCGAGAAAGTCCCGCGCGTGGTGCGTCCGAAGGGCCAGGTCCCGCTGGCGCTGGCGCCAGTGGGCGAGGGCAGGATGGGCCAGAAGGAGCCGTTGGGCGGCGTGCTCCAATGTGGGTCCGGTGAAGCCCAGCGCTTTGGCCCCCGGGATGTGGATGGCGTTCTTGGGTTTCTTCCCGTAGTTGAGGCTGTAGAAGAATTGCTTGGCGAAGGTCCGCCGGGGGTCTTTCTTTCCCTGCCAGCCCAGCTCCGCGCGCCACGCGGCGTTGGTCGGGTGACGATGGGGGTCACGGGGGTCCGGGGGGTAGGGGTACCCAAAGACATCACACGTGGTGAGGGTGTGCACGTCGTGGCCCTCTCGAAAGGCTCGTAAGAGGGGTTCGTCTCCAGCCGTCGCCGCGATGATCCGGAGCTCCTGGGTGTCCCAATCACCCATGAACCACGGCCACCCAGGGTCAGGGATAAAGACCTCCTCGAGGTGCGCAGGAAGTTGCCCGAGCGGGGGATCGGTGGTGGACCAACGATGATTGGCTTGGGCGTGCGTGGCGAAGCGGGGGTGCACGCGCTCGATGATGGCGCCCCGCGCCACGGTCTGTTCCAGTGCACGAAGGGTGTCACTGAGCATCCGGGGTCCTCACAAGGGGGGCAAGGTAGTGGGTGACTTCCTGCAGCACCGCGGCATAGATCACCCGCGCTTCCAGCACGGGGTCCGCCCCCGCGTCGATCCGGCGCCTCGCCTGCTCCACAGACAGCCCGTCCTTGGCTTCGGCATCGGTGTCCGGTGGGGGGCCGAGTTTCCGCCGAAGCGCCGCGACGGCGTCGGTATCCACGCTCACCCGTCCGGTCGCCCGGTTGAGTTGCCGCGGAAGCCCCAGCACCTGGTAGAGGTACGTCGCGAGTTGGCCGGTGCTCCCCACGGACCCCAGGTTGATCGGCCACCCCGCTGAGGCCCAGGCCATCGCGGTGGCCGTCTTGAGCACGCCCAGTTCGTACTCCAGCAACCCCGCCACTCGTTGGCGATTGACTCGGAGGCCACACTGCGTCGCGCGGGTGTGGATGGGTACCAGTGGCAACAACTCCTCGGTGTACATCCGCCAGACGCCCTCGTCCCGGCGGCCTTCCGGCTCGAACACCTCGAAACAGTGGTAGGTTTCCACAACATCCCCTAGATTATACCGCAGCAGATCGTGCCCCGCGAGGTGTTTCAGTTTGGGGAGACACCCCGCGATGGAGGCCAAGTACTCCAGGTCGTGGGGTTGCTCGGAGTACAACGCACTGTGGAGGAGCATGAGGTCGTCGTAGTGGGTGTAGCCCTCCCAGGCAGGCCCCCCGGCACGCTGCAGAACCGGCACGTCTGCACCCGCGTTCTGGAAGAGCACGGGCGTTGCGGCAACAAGGGGGGTGTAGTACCGAGCGAGCCACCAGGCGACGTCCTGTGCCGAGAGCACCCGGCAATCCACCTGGACTCCCTGCCACACGCCGTCCACCCGTCCGCCTAGCCCAATGACGGTGAGCGGGTAGTCCCCCGGGACCGCGCGCTCGCTCCAGGTAAACTCGGTGTCCACCGCGACACGCGGAAGGGCCGTGAGGAGCGCGGCGACGCGTGGGCTGTCGAGCGGCTCCTCGTGAGGAACCTGCAGGAACGAGGGGACCGGGGTCGGCCAGGTGCCCGCGAGCAACGCCCGCAGTCGGCTCCAATCGGCTTCGGCCACGGGTTTCAGTGAGGGTGCCCGAAAGACGGCCGCGGTGTGCAGGGTAGCGTACACCCACCCGTGCCCCCGTGGGAGGGCATACCCCCGCCACCGGGTGATCGGCAGCCCGGTGGTCCCTGTGGCGTAATCCCAGGCTTCCTGGCCGTGCGCAACGATCACGGTGGTCGAGGCGGGGATGCGGAGGTGTTGCGCGGTGCAGTGCGCCGTGGCGGTGTGCAGCACGGGTGCCGGGGGAAGGGCGTTGGTGTGCTGGTAGCGGCACTTCAGAACATTCGCAGTGCTCACCTGCTCACGCTGGAGTCCGGCACGGGGGAGGTAGTGATGCTCGAGCGCGTACCCCGTGGCCCCGATGAGGGGCTGGGGCGTGACGGGTTCGTAGACCTTATCCCGGCCGACGTACTGCACAAGCCGCCGCCCGTGTTCCTCGTCGGCCCCAGGGTTTTGCGCAAGGATGAGCACCTGCGCGCCCTCGACCCCCCGATCCGGGACAAACCCCTGACCGTCCCCATAGAGCGGACACCCCCGACACCCCGCTGGCTTGGGGATCATGCGCTCCGCCGTGTGCGGAGCAAACGGGGGACATCCACCGGAATGGCTTCGACGTCCACACGGAACCGCACCCCGTCGGACTGGGTCACCAGCGTACCCGACGAGAGTTCCATCCGCCGTTTGGGGTAGCCTTTGGTCTCCCAGACCAGCCGCGCCCGCTGTTTCGCCGCACGGTCGGTGGTGAAGCAGCCATAGTCCACGGTTTCCCGTCCTAGGTCCTCGTACACTCGGTAGATGGTCATGATGCTCTCCCCTTCTCCTGACACGTCGTGACCGTGCGGCCTGCACGGTCATACGCCCGCCTGACCACTTCGCACGCCGCCCGGGTACGGTACTCAAGGATGACGGCGGTGTCCCTCGAGGGGGACACCACCGCAAACCACCACACGAGGCTATTCACCCCGATACACACCACGTAAGGTATTCCGAGCAGGGTAGTCATCGGTAGCCTTCTTCACGCCGATGTCATAAATCAGCGGGTGCTCCATTGCGTAGTGGAGCACCTCCACGAACGGGCGACCGTAGAGTTTGGTGGCCGCCACGAGGAATCCCCCGTTCTGGGAGGCCTCGACGGTGTAGGTCCCCCCGGTGCGCTCGGACGTGGCTTTCACCAACTTCCCGATGGTGTCGAAAAAGAAATGCTTCTCGCCCTGGTCGGTGTGCAGCACCACATGGCACCGCACGATTGTCTCTCCCTCTAAGGGGTGCCGTCCTGATTCGGTGTGGATACGGGTGACTTTCGAATCCGGCTGGAGTTGTCCCGTCCAACGCCCTCGTGGGACCAGGTACCCCTCTGTGGCTTCCCGGGTTTCCTCGTGGGAGAAGGACCCTAACTCTACGTCGCTGAGTTGATCAAGCATCATGTCATCCATCGATTCCTCCTTGTTGTCGTTGGTGTCGTTACCGTAGACCAAGTTGTGACGCAAGTAACTTATAATCTTGGGGAACGTAGGTCTTCACGCTTTTGGTCACGCGGATTGGGGCTTTTACGCCACACCCCCATACCTTCCCAAATGGGCGGGTCTGCCAGAGATACTCAGCCCCTTCCCCAACCCCTCGGGTGCACGCATACACGACCACGGCAAATTCTCCCATGATCTCCTTTGCCCCCTTCCCCGGAAGCTCTGGGAAGATATGCCGCTGGGTATCCCGGTCTTTCGCGTCGGGGTCGTCCTTTTCCCGACCATCCCAGACCGTGAACACTTTCTTCTTCACAGTGGCCGCCCGCATGATCATCTGGAGATACCCCAGGAACCCCTTCCACGCCTCCCCATACAGTTTGGCGTCGAAGTCATAGGACCGCGCGGATTCCCCACCAGTCGCCACCGCCAGGAAGAGCGCGTGGAGTTTGTGCAGCCCGTCCCCCGCAAACACGTCGAAGGTCCCGTATTTGCCCGTGAGAATATCCGCCGTCACGTGCTTCACACTGTTCAATTCCGTTGTCCAGTCTACCCGCGTTGGATCAGTTATATCTGACCCTGCCCAGCACTGCACCCGGTCCCCCAGCGATGCCGCCGGGAACGAGGACACCCCCTGTTCGCCAGGGTAGGCGATATACGCCATACGCTCTGCTCCCTCCCCGACGGTGATCACTCCATTCTTGGTGTCGACGCCCTCAAGGAAGGTCACAAGGGACGTGGTCTTCCCACTGTTGGGCGGTCCCGAGATGAGCCAACAGTTTGCTCGGGTTTTCCAGACCGTCTCGCTCTCGTGTCCGTGTATCTCACACAATGGCATAGTGTACCCCTCTGTCACTTCTCCCGTAGGGTGACCCACAGAATATATCCGACAAGCCCCACAATCAGGACCATCGCGACGACACCCATTGACATTCGTCCTCACCCCCTTTTCCCGTGGTAGGCGACTCCACGTGTTATGATACCACACGACCCCAGCCAAGGAGGGGAAGGCGTGTGGGGTCTGCGCCATACTCCAAACACCATTCGTAGAGCGGGCACTTCCCATACGGGGTTTTGTGCGTATCGGCACCCCAGATTGGTACCGTCCCCGCGTGCATCGCCGCCATCACCGCCCATTTCGCCCGCTGTCCCGTGAGCCAGGTGTCGAGTTCCTGGGGGGTACGAAGTCGCGGGGTTTCGTAGAGCTTGAACGGGTTGGCGACGACCAGTGTCGGAATGAAGGTCGTCGCACCCCACGCCCAGAGATAGTGATAGCCTTGGGGGTGATTGGTATAGTCCTCTAGCCGTTCGGAGGCATAGCGCGGCTGCAGCGCCATGGTAAATTTATAGTCACGGACGATACGCTCCCCCGTTGGGGTCTCGTACACGACGTCCGCTCGCGCATACCCTGCATGAGGGACACCCTGCTCCACCGCCAGGACCCGCCACGAGGACGGCGTCGAGTCCCCCGTAATGACCTTGGGGATCGTCGCAGCGAGCACCGCGCCCACGTCCCCGTAGTGGGCGAGTACCTCGAAGGTCACCCCCCGGGCTTCCAGTACGGTGAGCTCCCGGGTGAATCGGTGCACCGCGGCCGTGACCGCGGCGTGGACCACATGGGGCATGGTGCGTGCGTAGGCCCAGCCCCGCACCCGCGCAGTCTTGTTATACACCGCAAGGCCCGTTGCCACCGCCGTCCCGAGCAGCGCCGCGATCAGCCGCCGATCCGCGGCTCCGGTCTTCTGCCACTTCTCAACCCGCGTCACCGCCCACAGCCGGGGACACTGTGACCAGTCTGCGGTTTGAGTTGGAGAGAATACCCGCTCCTGTTCCATACCTCTAATTGTACCACGGCAGTCCGCTCGACGTGGTACAATCCCCAGAGATGCGCGTTGTCACTGGATACGCTTACACCCAACTGCCACGACCAGCGCTGACGTGGTTGGTTGATCGGTATGTCCCCCAGCCCTCGTTCATTCTCCTGCTTGGGGAAGCCAAGAGCGGGAAGTCCTTTCTCGCGCTCCAGCTGGCGTTGGCCGTCGCACAAGGCACCACGTTCCTCAAGCAACCCGCGCGACCTGCTCCCGTGTTATATCTTCAGGTCGACACCTCCGAGCTGGTGTGGCGAGATCGACTGGTGACCCTGCACCAGTCGGGGTGCCCGATTACTGGTCCTCTGTACTTCCTTCACCCCGAGGATCAACCTGTCCGCCTTGATATTCTTGCACTCGATACCCAACGTCACCTTCGGCATGCCATTGCCCAAGTGAAACCTGGGTTGATCGTCGTGGACGTGCTCCGGGAACTTCACGGGAAACGGGAAGATTCCTCGGGGGATATGCAGGCCGTCGTCGCGGCGCTCAAGGTCCTCGCCGAGGGTGCCTCGCTGGTGGTCCTTCACCACACACCGAAACTCTCCAACCGGGAGCAGGTCCGGGTGATCGACCTGGCGCGGGGGTCAAGTTACCTTGTAGGTGCCGCGGATGCGGTGTGGTGCCTCCTCGAGGGTCACCTGCACATCGTCCCCCGGTTTGGGGAGCAAGAGGTGCTCACGCTCCACCGAGAACCCAATGGGTTGTGGTGTGTGTAAGCCCACACCCTCGTTCCCTCCCCCAGTTCACCCCGACCGGTTCTCCATCGTCTTTAGGTATCGATCAAGCAACCCCTGGACGACGTAGCAGACATACTTCCCGTTCGCGGTGCACTCCGCGACATTATGGGACACCCCGACCGCATCGACCAGTCCCTGACACTCCTCGACGGTCAGGTGTTCGTGTAGCCACGTGTGCAGGCGATACGCCGGCACCCCGAGGAGGGTTGCGGTCGTGAGCGCCGAGAGCAGCCGTTGTTCCGCGGATGGCCTCGTCGAGTCGGTGGTGTTCACTCACGACCTCCATCGGTGATGAAATACGAATACCCCAGCGCCACGAGCATCGTCATCAGCAGTGCGCACCCGGTGCGCGACCGCTCCGAAAAGTGACACGCCTGATGATTCCCAAAGATCGTGAGGTAGGACGGAAGCCCAACCACGATAAGCGCCTCGGCTTCTGCGGGAGTGAGTTCGCGCATGAGTGCCGGAACCGTCACCGGCACTCCTCGAAGACGCAATCGGGTTTCTGCCTGCAGCACCGGGGGAACGAGGGGCCGATCCTCGGGGAGAAAGCACGGCGTCCCCCGAGCCGCAACCCGTGCTCGCACCCTGTCTTGCCACGATGCGGTCGTCATGGTGTCCCTCCTGTTGTATAGGTGTAGCCCAATCGGGTAAGAATCAGCATTAAGAGGGAGCACCCCGTCCGCGCGTGCTCGGAACGGTGACACGCGCGGTGACCCTCAGGGCGCGTGGAGAAGACGTGCTGTCCCGCCTCAATGACCGTGCGGGCTTCCTCGGGCGTCAACTCTCGGAGCAACGCGGGAATCGTCACGGGCACCCCTCGAAGACGCACCCGGGTTTCCGCCCACAGGACGGGTGTACAGGGATCAGTCATAGATTCCTCCCCCGACGCGTTCACACACCGCATCCCAACTCTCCCAGGTAATCAAGCGCGCCCGCACCCGCCGGTCCCGAAAGTGCCGGCGGATTTGGCCAAGCGCAATGAGGCAACACCAGGTCCATGGTGAGGACCGTGCCGGGTGATACGTATGGGACAACCGAAGGGCCTTTTCCACCGTCCAGCAGAAGACCTTATCGATGTCCTCATCATCGCCTCGAAGACGAGACGCAATGAACGCGCGAACGTCTGTCGCTCGCTGCTCAAGAAATTGGTAGATGGGTGACATTCATACCTCCTTTAGACCTCCTTAGTTGAGACGAAGCACCTGACCAAAGGGAACCGGTGTTGAGGTTGTCAGCGCCCAGCACACCGGGTACTCCGGGGAGACTGCGGGGAATTCCCCGTAGCCGTCCGTGAGGAGCACGACCGCGGTCACGGACGGCAGCGTGTCGGCATAGTCAAAGACCGGGCAAAAGTCGGTGCCCCCGTGACCGATCGGGGGAAGCTGGAAGGGTTCCCCCGGACGGTAGATCGCGACATGGGTAATCTGGGTATCGAACGTTAGGACATGAAGCTCCTGGGGCTGGAGTGACAGCATGGCCTCGACTTCCCCCAGGAACTGTTGCGCCGTGTGCGGATCGATCGATCCGGAGCCATCCACCGCGACGACAACCGGACCCCATCCCGACGCGGTACGTGTGGGGAGCCACACCCCGGTGCTGAGCCATCGGCGAGATGGCCGGGTCCAGTCGCAGACCGTGACCCGCTCGAGGAATTGCGCCAGCACGGCGCGCCAGTCGATGCGGGGATGGAGGAGCGCCGTCAGCTGCTGCTGGATGATCTGCGGGAGCTTTCCCCCGCGTTGGCTCACGTATTGGGCCGCGGCGACCGTCGCCACCGCCCAATCGATCGTGGTCTGGGCCGGAACGACACGGCCGATAAGGGGAGCCAGGGCGCGGGGACCGTTGGTCTGGAGAAGCCGATTATACACATCAAGGACGGACAGCCCCTTGTAGAGGGGGGAACAATACCAGTTCGGGAGTGGCGTATACCCCGCGTCACTCAGCGCCAGGTTGACCACGTGGTCGCACGCAATGTTAAGGATCTCTGCGTCACGACCGTGGTGAAGGAGGGGGTCATAGTGACGCAGCGCACAGTGGGCGACCTCATGGGCTACCAGGGTTGTGCACTGGGCAGGGGACAGACCCGCAACGAATGTCGGGTTATACCAAATGGTCGTCCCGTCCGTACAGGCCGTGTCCTCCTGGGGATTCTCGGCAAACGTGATGGACATCGCCAGGGATCCCCAAAACGGATCCCGCAGAAGAAGCCGGATCCGTGCGTTGGCCAAGCGCGTCGCCGCATCGGGTGTGGTGTGGTCCATGTCCCTTGTGACCTTCCTCCTATGCCCCCCGCACCAGCCGGCCCAGGGGTCCCTGAGCGAGCTGAATAAACTCGGGGACGGTCCCAATACTGGGCTCCTTGATCAGGCAATCACGCCAAGCTAACACTGCGTATTCCTTTAAGTGTTCGCGGTCAAGCCGAGTGATCACCGTCGCGATGGTCGGGAATGTCGTCGGGGTACAGTGGTACGCCAGGAGCGCGCAGAGTGCCGTGCGTCCAGACAGTGTGGTTGGGAGTGGGAATGTCTCTGGTGCCGCGTGAATCTCCGTCCACGACACAATGGACTGGCACGATGTCCGGTACGCTGCAAATTCGGTCGCGGCACCGCTTCCGATCGCTCCCGCGACCGCGTCACGTTCCTCCTCCTCCCCGAGCGTGAGGGAAAGGAGCGTGCTGACGTGCGCCCATGCTCGTGGACAGGGATATCCCGTAATTTCAGGAGAGGCGTCCCCCATGAGCAGATGCGGTCGATATCGGAGGAACCCGATGATATCCGGGTGAATCTGGTGCGTAAGCGCCCATGCCGTGAAATCATCCACATGGGGCTCTACGGAGATACACGTGACAAACCGGGTCTTGAGAGGAGCGAGGAAGGTCACACCCGCGCGGTCTTGCACACGATTCGTCGCCGCCACGATCGCGAGACACTCGGGGAGCCGGTGGTCCCCAATCCGTCGGGCCCACACAACTTGCATATAGGCCTTCTGGACAGCCGGGTCTCCTTGGCCCAAATCGTCGATGAACCACACGGTCGGCGTGGTGGCGGCAAGCAGGTCGGCGAAAAACCCAAACGGACGGAATTCCGCGCGGTTCTGGTGGGCAACGAGACTCGGGAACCCTCGCAAGTCAAAGGGTTCCTCGACCACCGGGTGGGAAACAATAAGGGGGTATCCCCCCTCCTGGGCCACGCGTTCAATGAGGGCGCTCTTTCCGACGCCTGGTGCCCCGACCAGCAGGAGAGGAATGCGGCGCTCGATGCACCGCTCGACCAGGGTCTTGGCTTGTGTGATCCTCATGACGTACTCCTGTCCCGGAGCACCGCCGTATAGGCGGACCGTGCCGACAGGCCTGTGTCGAGAAGACGCGCAACGGCCCAGGCCTGTGTTTCGGTAATGTGAACGCACCCCTCCGGCCATACCACGAGGTACTCCTTTGTGGTGGTGTGGCCATACTCAAACAACCCCTCCGTGCTGAGAGGGTATAGGAGCGTGACGATCGTGCGGTATTTCCCCGGTTCGTCCGGAATGACCCGGACCGGGGACAGGAAGACGCGAGACAGGCCGTACCGCGGGTCTGTCCCCGCGATACGGGCGACTTGCGGATAGCCCTCCGTTCGAGGGCCGCCGCGCTTCCACCTGAGTCTCAGCTTGAGCATACCCACTCCCCCTGCAGCTCCCGTGCCACTGCATATCCCTTAGATCTTGTGGGATCTCTAGCATACCCCACAATCCCTTGTGGTACCCTCATTGCAAGATCGCCACACTGTGGCAGAATTGCATGAGCAAACTTGCCACAGTACGGGGTATGGAGTCCCATCAGGAGTATGTGGTACCATTGGGCATGGTGCGGCACTCCCCTCTTGTCTCAGTCCTTGGTCCCCAACCCTGGGTGCTCATTGGTATATCCCGCAGTACCTACTACCGAGCGCTCCGTTGGGCGCGGCACTGGGGATACCCCCTTCACCGTGTGACCTCACCGCTTGCCCTGGCAAGCCTTCTCCACTGGTACCTGGCTACACGGCATAGTTCGGATCCCTCAATCCTACTTCCTGAAAAATCAATAGGTTAGAAGTCGGGAAACCTGAGGAAAATGGCCGATGTCGAAGGTACCCACTCTAACCTATTGAAACTCTGCGGGTTTTAGGACAAAATTTTCATAAGTCTCAATCTATATATCTCTCCTGGGCTTAAGCCCTGTTGTATCCGTTCGTCCAGGCCTCCATTCTCACGTGTATATCTCTCCTCCATTCTGTTGACTACCCCTTACTCCAGGGATCTATCTTATGTGGTATAATTATGTTTGTATGTTTATTTCCTACCCCACTGTCAGGTATATCAATATGTTAGCTTCTTTACCCCGGAGAAACTGGGGGTACCCTCGTACCCCCAGAGATATACTATGTGAGACTTATTCGAAAAGTGCGAGAATATCTCTGTTTTATCAATCACTTACAGGGTACACTCTCGACATCGGCCATTTTTCAGGGGTTTTGGGGGAGGGAAGGGGGTTGGTGAGTGGGTGAGCGGGTGAGTGGGTGAATGAGTGAGCAGGTGCCCTCTCCCCATTCCTCGCGCGCGGTGAGCCCCCGGCACGAGAAAAAGGGGGACACCATCGCCCAGAGCAAGGGGAGCACCCACTCCTCAGCCACGCGCCCACACGCCCACACCCACACGCACACCCGCACCCGCGCACGCCCACACGGGCTCACGCGCACACATGCACACGTGCACCCGCACGCCCACACACCCACACGCACACACGGGCTCACGGGCGCCTGTTCGAGCGGGCGCGCCCTCAGGCTGGGAGCACCCACTACTCAGCCACGAGAATCTCGATCTCGGGGTAACGCAGGGCAAGCGCGGCTGCGGCTTCGGCGTCGGGTGCCACTAGTGCGCGGATGATGGCATGCTCGGCGCGCCAGCCGTCCTCGCCGATGATTGCGCGGCCGAAGCGTTCAACGATGCCGAATATCGCATAACTTCCAACATTTAGATCGTGGAACCACAGGGCGTGCCGCCAGTTCGACGGAAGTCGAAGGGCGTGAATGCCGGCAACCCCGCGCAGGCTATCCGACTCGTTCCACTGCTCAGCGGTGAGCGCGGGTGACACCCACTTCGAGCCACGAACAGGGGAGGCGAGGTACCCATCATCGGCCAACACCCACACGCGCCAGCCCAGCCGAGAATCCCAGAGGCGCGACGGGCGGGAGGCTCGGACGGCTCGCAGCAAGCGGGCCAATCCCTGGCGAGTGACCGGCCACTCGCGGTTGCCGGCGCTTGTGGCAACCACAGCAACCCACTGCATTGCTGGGCCCGGGCGCTCGAAGCGCACGGATCCCCCCAGGAGCCGCTGCGCGCGATGGAGCGCGGCCAGCCGGCCATCGCCCAGCCGGATCGGCCGATACGGCAGAGGCGCCCACTCAGTGGGCGCCAGCTGCAGCTCCCACTGATGCCCGCGCTTGCGGGTTACAAAGGTACGCGCGCCATCGCGGGCAGCGGTGGACCTCGGCGCGCGCGCGGCTAACATATCGCGCACCCATTGGGGGAAGACCCAGCGTAATCGCAGCAGTGCCCGCGCTTGTGCGGGCCCAGGCTGGGCGGCATCATAGAGCTCAGCTGCATGGCGATGCACGTGGAGCCGCAGAGATTCTTTGGGTTCCTTAATTCGGATGGGGCAGCCGCGCAGCTGCCCCAGATAAT